GTCACTTACTCTTGAATTAAATCTTAGTTCTGAGGTTACACACCTATCTCCTGTTGTTGATTTGACTAGATGTGATATGATCACAACCTCAAATATAATCAACAATATTGAACCCACAGCTGGTGTTGGTGGAGAGTGTGCGGGTAACTATATCACTAAGGTTGCTAGACTAGAGAAGAGTGCTACAGGACTTAAGGTAATGCTTGCAGCAAATACATGGACAGAATCTAAGATTGTTGTCATGTATAAGTTAATCCCAGTTGGTTATGTGGATAACTTAGATGAATTACCATTCCAGTTCTTTAATACTACAGGAAGACCAGATAGCGGTGAGTTAATTCCACAGAATGACTTAACTACATTTACAGACTATGAGTACACAATAGAAGATGTAGATGAGTTTGATGGATTCCAAATTAAGATAAGTTTATTGAGTCACGCACAACCATATATACCAAGAGTCAAAGATTTTAGAGGAATCGCTCTAGCATAATGGAAGAGATTGAACTAATTCCTGTTGAGGGTCATACTGCCCTTGGCAGGGATCCTGCGTCTAACGCAATACTTAACACAGACACCTCACAGTATGATGCTTATATAAAAGCAAGAAAGAAAGCAAAAGAGAAGGATCGTTCTTTACAGGACTTGAAAGACGAAGTTGCTGAATTAAAGGCACTTGTGAAAGACTTAGTTCGGAAAGAGGATAAATAAAGTTAAGCTAAATATTATATGGAATTCTTAGAGAATGGCAAGTGCTGTATCCAATCTACTAATATATCAAGGTTCTGACTTTATCATCGACTTTACAGTTGAAAACGATAATGGTACAGAGTTTAACCTGACTGGATATACAGTGGCATGTTTGATAAAGAAACACTACACAAGTAGTACTTCTCAAACTGTAACTGCAGCAGTTTTAACTCCCGCTACAAGTGGAAGAATACAACTGTCTCTAACAAATTCGCAAACTGCTGCTATGAAGAGTGGAAGGTTTGTGTATGACGTCGTAATAACTTCTAGTTCTGGTATCAAGTCCAGAGTCTTAGAGGGTTCAGTAAGCGTACTTGAGGGAGTAACACTTTAAATGGCAAGACTAAGATTTGGAGACCAATCAGTTCCAAGAGTCACACGTGTCGCTACAGGTGGTGGCGGTGGCACGATTGGAGCTATGTCAGACGTAGATTTGACAGACACATCACAAGGTGGATTAGCAAATGGTTCAGTGCTTGTATATGACTCAGCACAAACAAGATTTGTTGCCACAAACGTATTAAACGACATAACAATTAATGGGGGTAGCTTCTAATGGCATCCAATATTCTAATTAAAAGGAGTACTGGAACAACCGCACCTGGTACTATTACATTCGGTGAATTAGCCGTTACTACAGGAGCGAACGGTACACAAGCAAATGCAGGAGATCGTATATTTGTCGGAGACAATAACGGTGCTGCTCAGATTGTAGGTGGTAGATACTTTATGGACATGTTAGATCATGTTCATGGAACACTTACAGCAAGTTCATCTGTCATCGTAGATAGCAACTCAAAGATTGACGTATGGAACGTTGATGACATTACCCTCAATGCAAACGTCATTACAACTTCCACAACTGATGCTGACCTTATCTTCCGTGCAAATGGCACAGGTAAGTTAGTAATCGAAGATGGTCAGGAACTAGAGTTTGGAACTACAGGAGATGTAGAACTCTCATACAATGACTCAGATGCAGTTTTAGATGTCAAGCGAGTAGCAGGAACCCCCGACTTGCGTATCGCTGACGATATGAAACTAATCTTTGGTAATAACAAAGATTTCTCTATAGTCTATGATGAGACGACAAGTGATAAACTAAAGATTGATGGTGCAGACATTGAAGTTGGAACCACATCAACCAGTAAAGTAAATTTTGCAAATACCACAGATGCTTCTAACGTTGCTACTGCGGGTGTTACTTTTGCGGGTGGTATTGGTGTTGCAGCAACAGCACACATCAAAGATCTTAATGTAGATGACAACACAACTATTGGTACAGCATCTGGAGACTCCCTTACAGTTAATTCAACAACTGTTTTCCAGAATCAAGTTACTTTCAATGGAACTACAAACATCTCTGGTAACACAGCTCAGACTGGTAAGATTGAGATTGATAACCTTAAGTTAGATGGTAATACACTATCTACTATCAACTCTGTTCAAGAATTGATAATTGACCCTGATCCTGCAACTGATGCGGGTGGTCTTGTTGTCATCAAAGGTGACTTACAGATTGATGGAACTACAACTACAGTGAACTCTGCTTCAATGTCAGTTAATGATCCTACAATTGAATTAGGAGATCCAACAACTCCTGTTACACTGACTGCAGAAGCAGCTGGTGGTCAGGCAGTGGTAGTTGTAGATGCTGTAGATCAACTACAAGTTGGTGACGCAGTTACATCATCAACAGCTGGTATTCCTAATAGCACAGTTATCAATGGTATCAATACTGGAACTAAGGCAGTTACTTTAAGTAATAACCTTTCTCAAACAATGGCAGTTGGTTCTGTTCTTGTTACAGTAAGTGGTGCTGATGATGCATTAGATCGTGGTGTTAAGATCCACTATAATGCTTCTGGAACTAATCAGTTTGGTTTCTTCGGTTATGACCGCACAGGTGGTGCCGATGGAGCTGGTGCATGGACATTTATTGAAAATGCAACAGATAACAACACTGTATTTGGTGTCACAGGCAACCGTGGTACTGTGGTAATTGGTGATCTAGAACTAGATACTGACCTTCAAGTGGAGTTCGGTGGTACTGGTGCAGGAACATGGACTACAAATGGTATTGTTTATGGTAATGGCACTAGTCCAATGCAAGTGACTGCAGCAGCAAACATGGGAGCACCAGGCACAGGTGCTGATGCAACAACTTCCTATCAGGTATTGACAGTAACAGCAGCTGGTGTGCCTGTCTGGACTGACACTATCGACGGTGGAACTTTTTGACACTTAACTAAACATGAACGCACAAATTGTTATTAACACATTACAAAAGAAAATTTCTGAATTGACACTGATAAATGTAATGATGGAAGCACAAATAGCTGACTTACAAAGTCAGTTAAATAGTATGAATACTGAACAACAAACTGAGAATGCTTTAGATGGCAACGAGAATCAAACTAAAGAGATCGACAGTAGCAGCGACGGTCCCGACGACTTCTAATTTAGAAGACGGTGAGGTCGCTCTTAATATAGCGGATAAGAAACTATACGCTAGAAACGGATCGAATATAATAGAGGTAGCAAACCAGAAACCTAACACAGGTGAGGTGGTTACTACCATGCTTTCTACTGACATAACGAATGGTCAGGGAAATACTTTTTATGTTGCTTCAGTAGGTTCAGATAATACAACTCTTGGTAATGGTGGTGCTAATGGTAAGCACCCAGATACACCTTTTCTTACTATCACAAAGGCACTTACAACTGCCACATCAGGTGACACAATTTTAGTTGCACCAGGTGAATATCAAGAAACATTCCCAATGACTGTTGGGGATGGTGTAACATTACGTGGAACAAATTTAAGATCAACATCAGTAAAACCATCATCTGCAACTAACGCTAATACTGCGTTTATACTCTCTGGTGATTGTCACATTTCAGATTTAACTATCAAGGACTTTTTCTATGATAGTAGTAACGACGACGGATATGCATTTGAAGTAGTCTCCAATATGAACTCTACACAGAGTCCATATATTGAGAGATGTACAGTTAATACAAAAGGTAGCGTAACATCTGGTTCAGATCCTTATGGATATGCACAAGGAGATGCAGGACGTGGTGCTAAGTTAGATGGTGCAAATATTGCATCTGCATCACAGCATGGTTCAGTATTGTTCAATGAATGTACCTTTATAACTCCAAACCAGATTGGTGTAAAGGTTACTAATGGTATGCGTGTAGAGTGGTTGAATTGCTTCAACTATTTTGCATCTATCGGTATTCAAGGTATTCAAGGTGCAACTGGTAAATCTGGGTCAGGTAGTACAAGATTAAAACTAGGTGGAACATCAGGAACATTCTCTACATCAGAGGTTGCATATCAGTTAGAAAATAGTTTCCAGTCAGGTGTATATGCTAGATCTGGAAGTACAATTACATTAACAAGAACTGGACATGGTTTAGTAACAGGTGATTACATCTATGCAGATCACATCAGTGGTGGTGCTACAGATGGATTTTATCAAGTCACTTTAGTAGATGCTAATAATGTAACTTACACTAGTGGATCTGGAACTATATCATCCAGTAATGTAACTTACAAAAAAGCAGTTGCACGTGGTGTAGTTGCTAGTAACGATGGAACATACGTATTCATTACTGGTAAAGGAACTGGTGAGTTTGTAACTACAACTAAATCTCCTAAAACTTTAAGTAGATTTGGTGACTCACAGTTAGATACAGCACAAAAGAAATTTGGAACAGCATCAATATTATTAGACGGAACTGAAGATAACGTAAAAGTTCCTACTGACGAAGACTTTGGATTTGGTTCTGCAAACTGGTGTCTAGAAGCATTCATTAGACCAGGCAGTGTTACAGGAACACAAAGAATATTTGACCTTAGAGATGCATCTGCTACAGATACAGCACCTACAATGTATCTTAATGGAACTGCATTGCATTTCGCAGTAGGAAATACATCACATATTAATGGTGGAACTTTGGCAACTGGAACTTGGTATCACGTTGCAGTAGCAAGAAGTAATGGCACAACAAGATTATTTTTAGATGGAACTGAGTTAGGCACATATACAGATGGCAATGACTATGGAACTACAACACCTGTTGTTATTGGTTCTGACTATCAGGCATCTCCAACAGAAGCATTTAACGGATATGTAGATGAAGTAAGAATCAGTAAAGGTGCTGCTCGTTTTACTGCAGGATTTACCCCTACAACAAGCGAATACGGTTCTGACTTGAATACAGTGCTATTGCTCCATGCAAACGGTACAAGCGGTTCTACGACCTTTACAGACGTCTCTGGTGGAACATCTGATATTAGATCTAGCGGTGGTGATTCTGCTTCATCTGTTATCACTGCTGACTACTCAGCATTCGGTGCTGAAGTTCGCTCAGTTGCATCTGCATGTGTATATGGACAGAAGGGCGTACAGGCAGATGGTTCTGGTGTAAAACTTATTCTTACATCACATAACTTCGGTTATGTTGGAGCTGGTGCAGACTTTACGAATGATCCATCATTAGCAATTCAGAATAACGAAGTAGAAGAACTCAATAGTGGTAAAGTATTGTTCTCTTCCACAGACCAAAATGGTGACTTCAGAGTTGGTGATGCATTTACTGTTGATGTATCTACTGGTAATGTATCTTTCCAAGCAACATCAACAGCTCAGTCAGCTGCAAACATCACATTAAGTGATGCAACTGGAACGACTAATATATTCCCTGCATATATTGAGACAGGTAACTTAAGATTTTCGGGTAACAGTATGACCTCTACCACAGGTCAGGTAATCGTTGACCCCTCTGGTGAAGAAGACTTTGTTGTTAATGCTGAAACAATTGTAAAAGAAGCAGTTTATTTTGATGTTAATAAGTCAATATCATTTGGTAGTAATGTTCAAGGTGCTCTAAAAATTGCAGGATTTGGTGGATCTACAGTATTTGGATCATCAGAAGCTGCTAACTTCTCTACTAGATCATTCGTTGTTCTTAAGAATGGTTTAGGAACTGTAAATTTAACAGGAGAAGGATCAGGATACACTGGTGGTGCACAACCAGTAGAGGTAACAACCAATCCATTCCAAATAGCAACTGCAACTGCAACTCTTGGAAGTACAGGTGCATTAAAAGAATTTACATTAACAAATAGAGGAAATTTATATACGATTGCTCCTACTGTCACTCTTAGTGGTGGTGGAGTTGTATCAGATGGTGATGCTACTGCAACACTAGGACAAGCGGGTGTTCTACAAAACATCACTATACAGACTGGTGGTACAGGATATTCCACAATCAGTGCAACTGTATCTGCTCCTCAGCAAAACCAATTCACAGGAGATGCAAATTATACAGATGCTGCTAATGCACAACAACCTGTTGTAGATACAACTGCAGATACAATCTACGTTCCAAACCACAGTTTTGAAACTGGTATGGAGATGACATATGATGCCACAACTCTTGATGCTACTGCAGTAGCGGTTGGTGGATTAACAACAGCAACAACTTATTATGCAATTCGTGTAGATAAAGATTTAATAAAAGTTGCAACAAGTTTATCAAATGCAAATGCAGGAACTGCTCAGGCATTATCTGGCACTCCTTCTGGTCAGCAGTTCTTCCAAGGTAGAACTGCAACTGTAACATTTACACACACTGGTGGTGTTATTGATGCTTACACTATTACTGATGCAGGATCTGGATATCAAAATGCTCCTGCAATAACAATAACTGGCGGTAATAATGATGCTGCTGTAGCAGCTGACTTATCATTCTCTGTAGATACAATTGTTGTTGGTAGTGGTGGTGAATATGCATCTAACCCAACTGTAACATTAACAAATGCTGCAGGAGATACAACTGGACAAAATGCTGCTGCTAGTGCAACTATTGGATTTGCAGTTGCTTCAATTTCATTAGACACTCAAGGTTTAGGATATAGAAACATACCTTC